ATGAAGTTGTGTCTACTAATGAAGTTGTGTCTACTAATGAAGTTGTGTCTACTAATGAAGTTGTGTCTACTAATGAAGTTGTAATTAATAAAGATGAAGTTGAGTCTACTAATAATAATAAAGTTAATTTAGTATCTAATATTAATAAAAATGATTTAGAAAAAATGAAATTAAATGAAATTAAAAAAATTGCAGAAAAATATGATATTACTTTTAGTAAAAAAACAAATGGTGTTCAAAAACATAAAACTAAACAAGAATTAATTGATAATATTTTAAATAAATTATAAAAAAAATATCTAATTATATATATATAATTATGGGTGATAACCGTTATTTTTCATATGATTGTCCTGCATTAATGCAAGATGGTAGATTCATCACAAACTATCATAGACAACGTGTATTTGATCAATACATACGTGGTATTAATAATATTGAAAGCGCTCAAGATTATAAAATGTTCCTCCAAAATAATGGAGATACTATTATTAACAGAGAAAGAGCATATAATGATAATAATAATGTTTGTAAAATAGAAGGTAAATGTGTACCTGTTAGTACATATCCACCAAATATGCCACAAGCATTACCTCTTAATACATGCATACTTAAATAATTAATAATTTAGAATAATTAATATTTTAGATTTTTATAAATAATTAGTTTATTATTTATAAAAATTTATAAGGTTTAATAATATGAATAGATTTGATAAACCATATAGACTTCTTTCAACACAAGATCCAAAAAAAGTTATGGAATTATTTAATTTAGTGAATGATTTAGATACTAATGAATTATTACAATATTCATTTAATAATCAAATATCATTTGATGTAATTAATGAAAATGGTGATTCTTTAATTCATGAAGTAGTTAGAATGGATAATAGGAAAACTAATCAACATTCTAAATTAAATGTAATAAAATTCCTAGTCCAAAATGGTGTTAATCCAGATACACCAAATAAAATGAATCAAACACCCTTACATATCGCATGTAATTATCAATTAGATTTAATTGTTAAATATTTATTAAGTATTAATGTTAATCCTAACTATACTGATAATATGGGAATGTATCCATTTCATTATTTATTTTTTGGTGAAATTAAAATAGTTGGTAATTCTGATAAAGTATTAGATTTCGTAGAACCCCCTAAAGAAGGAAAAACTGATTTTATTGATAAAAAAGAAATAATTGAAATAAAACGAAAATTATGGGAATTAATTAAAGATAAAAAATTTTTTATAGATATGAAGAACAAAATTGATACTACATTGACATCTCCATATGGAGATATAGATAAAAAATACCAAAAAATATTTGATTTATTTAAAGATTTTAGTAAAGACCCAAATATGGTAAGAACATCTCAAATATTAGATCAAATTAAAGCATTTAATAGTTCTATAATAAATAGTGCAAAAAGTTTTTTTAATAAATTTAAAAATTTAGATGAAATTATTATTCATACAGAACCTCCTACAAGAGATTCTATTATACAAAAACAAGATATGGATAATAAAAATTTTTATTTACTGAAGAATATAGACGATCCTCAAGTTGCTGGTTTCGATGCAAACAATTCAGCCGAACATACTAATTTATATAAATTTGAACTGAGTGGACTAATTAAAGATATTATTCAAAATCAGATTGATACTGGTGTTGGTGCTGGTGCTGATATAAAATCTAAAATTTCAGAATATTTAGAAAAAAATAATTTAAATAAAAGTAATCGTGAAGTAATTATATATTATATTTTATGTAAATTAATAGAAGAAATCGCAAAACAAGAATTAGATGTTTATTTAACAAATAAAGTGATAGAATATACAAAAACTATAGCTAATCATGCTAATATAAATATAGATTTTTTTAAAACAAAAGAAATGGGAATAAATTTAACATCAACTTCGATTGATTTAGAAATAAAGATTTGTACAACAGGTAATAATATAAAAAATATTTATTCTGTAATTAAAAATCCTAATAAAATAGATCATTTTATTATATATCAGAATGATTTTAATAACACAAGTAAATTTAAAATTAAAAATTCTTTTTATATTAATGATAAAATTATATCTATATTATTAGAAAATCATTCATTATTATTTAAACCAAGTCTAGATGGTTTTGTTCCAATTGATTCTTTACTTAAAATTAATAATAATAAAATCATCAAAGAATTATCATCTAAATTAGGTGAATTAGGTATTAAAATGAAAGATTTTATTGGAGATAATTCAATAAAAATTATTAAAAAAGAATGTGAAAATAATTTAAATAAAATATTAAATAATTATGAAGAAAATCAACCAATTATTGAAATATTTAAAAACATTAATGATTATTTATATAATGATATTAAATTATTAATTACATCAAATGAAAATTTTGGTAATAATATATTAAAATACTTGGAAGAATCATTCAGTATATGTTCATATTTAACATTACAATATATGTCTGAACATTTAGGCAATATTGATACAAATTTTACATTTAATCGTCTTGAAAAATTATTCAAGTTATGTAATTTTGAGATAGATAATATTAATATTAATTATTTGGAATCAATAATTGAAGATTTTAATATTCATGAAGACGATGAAACATATATTACTAAAATAATTATGAATGAGAAAAATGAAGAAGCTATTATAATTAAAAATGAACTAGAAAAAATAGAAAAATCATTATGTGAATTAGGATCAAGATTTTTATTAAAAAATAAATTGCAAGAAACAAAAAATAATTATGAAAATAAATATAGTAAATTAAAAAATGATATTAAAAAAATAAAGGATATATTGGAATCAAGAAAAGATCTACCATATATTACTTCTATATTACATTCTGAATGTAATAGTTATTATCCTAATATATCTATGATTGAAAAATATAAGAATATTAGTAATTCATATTCAATGAATGAAGCTTGGACTAGAATTTTAAATACAAAAGAAATTTGTATTAGTGATAATTATAATTTAATCTTATTAAAAATGTTAATCAAAGAAAAAGATTTTTTAAAGGGGAAAAATAATGAAGAAATAGGAATACTTAATCATGGTTTCGAACACATTTCTAAATTATGTGAAAGTTATTTTAATAAAAATAATTATACAGATGAAAATGATGCATTAGAATTTATTAAAGAAATGTTAGAATATCTTACTAATATAATTATATGTAATGGAATTGAGTATATGGTAAGAAAAATACTTTTTATTTATTTTTCAAATTCATCATATGAATCAGACATTGAATCAGTTACTGTTAATATTGAATATATTATAAATAGTAAAATAATAAGTATTGATAAAACATTACTTGAAATATTACATACTGATATATGTACTCGTCTTGTTAAATCTTCAGTTAATATTTTTCAAAATCAAACAGAACAAAATCTATATAATAATGAATCAATATCAGATATTTTATTAGAATTTTTTGAACATTTTAATATTTTTGATAATATGTTATCAAATGAAATTAAAAAAGTATTCACTTCAAATGTAGTATCTTATTTTAATAGTTTCACAAGTAGAACTATATTATTATGGATGATTAATGCTGAAAATATTTTTAAGTTTTTTATTAATAATTACAGATCAACTGATATTTTATTAGAATTAACTAAATAAAGACTAGTAACGAATAATAACTAAATAATAATAGTAACTAATCTTTTAAATTTGCTCGTGTAAATTCATCAAGTACTGATACATTTTGTGAATTCAATTGTGTATCATCATTTAAATAATGTTCCTCAGTTATTTGTAATGTGAAACTATGATTAATATTCCTAAAATTTATATTACTTCCATCAGAATAAGTAAAATTAATATTTAATTGTGATAATTCAGATATTGGGAAATATTTAGAATAAGTATTTTCAGGAGTTGGTACATATGTATTAAATAAGATATCACCAGAATTACCAGTTAATAATATTTTAGCAAAAGCTGAATTTATACTATTTGGCATTTGAATATAGTCAATATCATTTAAATACATTAAAAAATAATTATTCATTCCAACAAAATCTAAAAATCCACTTGAATATGTTACTATATTACCAACAGAATCTAAATTATTTGAATTAATATAAGTAGATTGATTTGTTATTTCTGAACTGTAATCAATGATTGAATAAGAATATCCAACATCCTTAAAGCCTAGTATATTCCCAAAGGTATCTGAATAATTAAATAGGAAACTTACTTTTGTTGAATATTTTATTATTATATCAGTACCACCATTAGATTGATAATTAACAGTTGTTGTTTGTATAACATTATTAACACCTAATATTATATCATAACTATTATTAAGATTAACTGCATAAATTGGAAAAGATTTATTTATATATGAACTATCAATTAGTAGGAAACTAGTTGTTTTTTGTGTATTATTAATAGTTATATTATTAGATCCAGAAATGGTTACAACATCATTTACTTGTAAAAAATTATTTGAATGTTTGATATTAATGATATAATAGATATTAGAGTTTATTACTTCTTGTCTACAGGATATACTACTTGGTAATTTTATTAAATTATAAGGTGAAAATGTTATCTTTTGTATATTTGACTCAATCGTAATATCAAAATTATTATAATTTTGATTCAAAATACTATAATTATATCTAGGTACTTTATTCATTGTACTCTGTAATTTTGATAAAAATGTATCTGATGAATAAAAGCCTTCATCTATAACTATATTATAAATATTATTTCCATCTTCAATATTTTTCCAATATAATTTATCATTTATATTTTTTTTTATAACAATATCTATATATGGAAATTCCGTACTAATTAATTGAATATTTGTAACATTATTGAAACTTTTTTTTAAATTAATCACATAATAATTTGGATTTGGATAACCAGTAATTGAATTAATAATTTTCATTACTTGAACATTTTTACCACCACCTTGATAAGATGGACCATATGCTGAGTTTTTTAATTGTATTTGAAAAGTATTATTATCTATAATATTTGTAACTGTTTGACTACTTTGATAATTATCATTATTAATAGGATAATTAGCATTTAAATAACCTATATTTACACCTCCAATATGTAAATATGATATTTTAAAGATTTGATTGACTTGAAAATAATTATTGGTATTATCAATATAATCATATGGTAATTCTATAAATAAACAATTCTGATTTAATATATTTAAATCATAACTACCAAATAAATTTGTTGCAAATGTTTGTATATTACTTAAACTTGATGATGGAATATCATTTGCAATTAATATTTGTTTAATTCCAGATAAACTATTAAAACAAACATTATTAATGATATTATCTGATAATTGTGATCCAATAATTTGTATATTTACATATAATGCATCAACATAATTTTTATAATTAATATCAATGTTATTATTATTGTAGACTATTATAAAATATTTAAAATTATTAACTAAATAGAATGAATTTATTAATGTTTTTGATTCACCTTCAACATTTTGTACAACAATATTATCATTAATGGATAAATTATGATTAGGATAATTAATAGTAACAGTAGTATATGATATTGTTAAAGGATTTAATGGTAATATTTTACCATCTGAAGAACATATATTTTTCGCATATAAATTTCTATATGAACTATCTATATTTAATAAAGTAGATTTGATAACTTTATTTTTTGTCATTATTTATTAATATAATTTATGTTTAAAATAATTTTTATTATATCAATAATAAAAATTATTAGATTAAATTAAATAAACTATCATAATCTAAGATTATTACGTCTTCAAATTTTAATTCTGAATTAAATCCATGATTAAAAATTAAACATCCAGAACCATAAGTATCTAAATATTTTCTAATTTGTTTTTCAATTTTAGAAACCATGAAATCAATATTTGACCCATAAAAATTTTTGGCATCAATCCAATTTACTTTCTTTGAATTGATAATTAATTCAGATGTGATCAAAAAATCTGGGGTATTTATCGCTTTACCATATTTAATTTTTTGTTCTTCTGTTAATTGTTCCTGTGTTTTATATTCAACATTGTTTTCTATTAAAAATTCTTCTATTTGTTTCTCAAAATTTATAGATTGTTCTCCTTGTTCAGTCTGATCCAAAGTAACATAAATATCATTTTCTTCAGCTAATTTAAATTGTTCTTTATCATAAGATGATAATTTATTAGACCCAATTAACTCTTTTAATTTTTTATGATACAAGTTATTAAATACAAATCTAATTATAGTCATAGGTGAAATATTAAATTTAGCAGATAATTTTAAAACTCCATCTTTTGGATATCCATCTAAAATTGATTTTGAATTTTTTTTAAGATTGAAGAAATTTTTTATAATATAATTTTTCATATATCCAGATTTAATTGAAGCAATAATATGTTTATTAATTTTTAATTTATAACTTTCAAATACTAGTTTTTCTATAGTATCTAACTCTGAATCTGTAATTTTACCATATGATTCAGGTGCATTTTTATTTATTTTTTTAATAATAAATTGTTCAATTTCATTTGGAATAATATTTTTAATATTAATATTAATTTTACTACTATTTATTGTATTTAAAATACGAATATTTTTAGTCATATTATATTATATTATATTTAAAAATAAGTTATATTTTATATTTAATGAGAATTATATTTTTATTATTTTGTGGTGTAAATTCATTTTTATTAAAACCGATATTAAAACCAAAATTAAGATTATATACTAAACCACCAGTAATCCATGAAAATAAGTTATTAAATTATTTAGAATTAATCCGTTATAAAAATATTTTGCCAACAATATTTTTAAATTTTTCAGGAGGATGGTTAATGAATCCATCAATTGATATATTATCATCAACACCATTTTTGATATCTATTATAAGTACAATATTCATCATGTCAATTAGTATGATTTTAAATGATATTTATGATATTGACATTGATAAAATTAATAATCCTCAACGACCTCTAGTAACAGGGAAAATAACTATTAGTGAAGCGAAATTGTTAATTTATATATTATTGGGTTTAACTGAATTCTTAACAATTAATTATTTAGATAAAAATTTAGAATTAATTGTATTATTAGCTATTGGAAATATAATTATATATACACCTATACTAAAAAAAATAACATTCATTAAAAATATATCATGTGCTGGGATAATTTCATTTGCACCAATTATTTCAGGATTAACAACAATTGTAGATAATGATTATAGCTTACTTTTAATATTAACAGGAATTACTTTTTTAGGTTCATTATATTCTGAAATTTTATTAGATATACGTGATTATGAAGGAGATAAAAAAAACAATATTAATACTATTCCAGTCTTATTTGGAAATGAAACATCATATTATTTAGCAGTATCTATATTATGTATAAATATAATTTTTAGTTTGTTAAGTTTAACATTATTATATGATTTTAATCATGGTATAGTTTTACCAATATTATCATTACCAATGTTAATTGATTTAGATAAAGTTAAACAAAATAATTATTCATCAGAAATTATTAATGAGGTTTCAACAAATACATATATTTATTTATTTAATTCATTAATTTATTTATGTTTAATCAAATCCAGCTAATCTTTTACCAATTTCATTTAAGATTGGTTGATGTATTAGATTAAAATTATTAGGTATTGAATAATTATTTGGTTTTTTTGGAAATAAAAAATTACCATTTGCCCAGTGACTAGTTATCCGCAAGTTCTTAAAAGCTTTCTGTTTTTTAATTAATGCTTTTGGATCAGTAATTGAAGATCTTGGCATCATTGTAATATAAATTGCCATTCTAAAATTTTCATATTCTCTATTAGGTCCAGATTGTATTCCTTGATGGAAAGTTCTAGAGTCCCATAAAATCATAGAACCAATATCTGCTTTAATTGCTTGTGATTCACATGATTTAAAATAATCTAAATCATTATCTTTTAATTGATACCAATCAGATGAATTAATAATTTGATTATCTTTAAAAAATGATTCATGTTTAAAATGTGAATCTTTTAAGATTGATAAAGTTGCATCACCATCATTCACTGGATATAGATTGATTAATCCTTGAATACAATGTTTACCAATTTTTTTACTAGATTGATCAGTGTGAAACCAATTTGATTCATACCATCCTCTATTTGTTTTTTCTGGAGGTAAATGTATTGATAAACCATCAAAACTAACTAATAAATCATTAACAGACGTATCCCATATTTTTTCAAAAACTTGATATACATTCGGATGTTGACGAATGTTCCAAATTGGTTGCATATGACCTAATGAATAATGATGTAGTAACATTGATTGTAATGGATTAAGATTATAAAATTCATTCCATGTATCTAAATTATTTATATCAAACCTATTTTGTGTAACATGTTCAAGTTCATCCCATATATTATTTCTATAATAAAGACATTCATCTTCAGTAAGTATATTCGGTATGACTGCGACACCATGTTCATCTAAATAATCATTTAGACAGTTTAGATTAGTATTATATGTTTTGTACATCATATAAGATTAATAAATTAAAACTTAATTTTTAATTTATCAATTTTTCTAATAATAGAATAATTAATTTAAAAATTATTTTCCTATTATTATATAATACAATGTCTTCCACTAACAATACTTTTGAAAATGATAATTTTGAACTTGATTTCTCATTATGCCACGGCCCTATTCATTATCATGGATACGAGTATTGTCGATTATGTCTCTAAAGAGAAAGAAGAAAATAAAGATATAAAATCATTCGTCGATAATTATCCTAATTTAAATATTTATGATAAAATTAAAATATTAATATATGAAAGTTATTATGAAGATCTAGATGAAAAAATATATTGTTCATCATTAGATAATAATAACAGTATATATGATGGAAAAACTAAATCAATTCCAATACCAAATAAAAAAAAGAATTATAATAATTTTTAATATTAAATTATTTTAATATTAAATAAAATTATAATAATTAACTAGCATATTTAAGTGTATATTCACGTGCATTCAAATCATGAACTTGTTTATTATTTTTCAATAGATCTGCAATTTCTGGTACAAGAGGATCATTTGGGTTTGGTTCTGCTAATAGAGAACAAATACTAAGTAATAGCTTACCAATATCTAATGCAGGACTCCAATTATCTTTCAAAATATCCAAACATATTCCACCGCTACGATTTATATTACAATGATAAATTGGTGTTGTAAAATATATGGATGGTGGTCTAAATGGATATTCATTAGTAAATTTAATATTCAAATTAAATATACCACCTTGATATGGTGTTCCTTCAGGTCCAAAAATTGTTGCTTGCCAAGTAGTTAAATCATCATCAGCTACTGGACCAGCAGAACAATTTGAAATAGGTGTTCTAACTAGATCTATAATTTCATTTTTAAGTCTTTTTACGAGTAAACTTGTCATTTACAATATTAACTATTTAGATCTATATTATTAGATTTCAATTTTTATTATAATATTGATTTCCTATATTTACAAACATTTTTCTAGAATAATTGGCTGTAATGAAATTATTATACTAATAAATATAATAATATATATAATATCATTTTTGATTAATCGATTAGATATTTTTAATAAAAATATACATGAAACAATTAATGTAATTGATTTTGATAAAAAATATATAATAGATGTTCCTGGTTCAACTTGATTATCTAAACCAAAGAATTTAAATACTTTATGAATATGTTTAGATATTATAAACATGAAATTATTAATATCTTTGCACCATATTTTTGAATTTTCAGTTTCAGGAAATAATTGATAACATAATGGTATATAATAAGTAATTCTATTTATATTTTGATTATTAAAAGCATCCCAATCTTTAATATATTGTTGATTAATTTTTAATGTTTTATTTCTATTTTTTTTACTATATATAACTGCATGTGTTCCAGTAGATATTATTCTATAATTACATAAATCATATGGAATTTGTGTATATGGAATACACCCTAATAAATATAAAAAATTAATATCTTCTAAATTATTAATAGTGTCGTTAACTTTATCAATATGTTCTTTTTTTTTAATTTCTTTTGAAAAAATAAAATCGTCTTCTAATATTAATATATTATTATAATTTTTTTTATTTGCATGTTTAAATACTTTTAAAAATGCATCAATCAAGTCTAATGAAGAACTATTTATAAAAGATTTTTTCTTTGATTTTTTATAACCTTTATTGTAAAGAATATATACAATATTAGTTGGATGATATTCACTTAGTTGTTTTTGAATATGTTCATATCTCCCATTACCTTCTAGATGTATGATATATGTTGCATCTGTTGAGTTATTTAAAAAACCATCATTAAATATTATTTTTTTAAATTTGTATGATTCCATTATTATTTATATATATTTTTAATTTTTCATAAAAACGATATATTATATAAATAAAAATAATAATAAAAATATATGGACTAATTTTACAGATAAAATACATAATAGATGTTCCTGGTTCAGGATGTTTATTTAAATTTAATATTTTATTACGAAATTTACCAACACTACACCAAAATGTATCAATCTTATTCTTATATCCCCAATATTTTGAGTTTTCAGTTTCAGGTAATATTTGATAACATAGTGGTTTATAATAACAAATTCTAGTTTTATTTATATTTTGTAATACATCCCAATCAATTATATTTTCTTGATTTATTTTTAATATATCAATCCTATTTCTTTTACTATATATTACTGAATGAGTACCACAAGATGCTAATATTTTATAATGATATAAATCATATGGAATCATTAATTTAGGAATACATCCCAAAAAATAAATAAAATTAGTATTCCCTAAATTATTAATAGTGTCATTAATTTTATTGATATGCTCTTCTTTTTTTATTTCTGTTGAAAAAATAAAATCATCTTCTAATATTAATATATTATTATATTTTCCCCTATTTGCATGTTTAAATATTTCTAAAAATGCATCAATCAAGTCTAAAGGTGGATTGATAATAAATGATTTTTTCTTTGATTTTTTATAACCTTTATTGTAAAGAATATAAACAATATTAGTTGGATGATATTCACTTAGTTGTTTTTGAATATGTTCATATCTCCCATTACCTACTAAATGTATGATATATGTTGCATCCGTAGAGTTATTTAAAAAACCATTTTTAAATATTATTTTTTTAAATTTATATGGTTTCATTATTATTTAAATATATTTTTAATTTATTATAAAAACGATATATTATTTTTTGTGACAATTATTATGATAAGAAATAATTGG